TTCCTCGCATATTGCGTTAATTTTCTTGGCGTTGGATCGGGTGATGAAGAGCGGAACGCACATGATGCCCAGCACTACGAGGGCGGCGATCTTCAGCGTGTCCCAAATGCCACTGGTGACTTCGTGAATCCTCCCTTCCTGGTTCTTCATTTGGGCGGCTACGATGCCTTTCACGTCGCCCGTGGTGATGGCGGTTACGAGCTTCTTGTTTTCATCGTCAAGAGTCCAGATTTCCGCTCCCGCATAAGCCGCTCCCGCTCCTAGTCCGGCTCCTACCGGGCCACCGATACTTCCTACCGCCGCGCCGGTGACCGTTGCCGCAGGTGTGATTAAGGACTTCATGGAGCATCCGGTTAGCATGGTGAGCATTGCTATGGCGAGTAGCCTCACGAAATTGCAGAGGTGGTTATTCCGTGTTTGTTGCCGAGGTACGAATAAACAGTGTTCAGATTTGCGTCCGATATGGAAGAGTCAAAGATGATTAAGTCAAATACCCAGTAAGGTGCTTCAATCGCACTGTTGATCATATTGACAACATGACCGTCTTCTAGGAATTTTCCAGCCGACGTCGGTGCGGTAGAAGTGCCGATAGCGGCTCCGCCGTTCAAGTAAACTTTCGTAGTGTTAGCCGACGAATTAGTGCGAACCGCGATAAGGTTTATATCGCGGGCTAATGCTGCATTGGCAGAAGTTGCGAAAGTTGGCGTGCCTCCGCTGAAACTGCCGCCAGCGCCAAACGGAAGGAATTGGAGTGTGAAATCGGAGCCTGAAGCTACTAGCCTCATGCGAGTGTTTGAATTAGTTTCGTTCCAAAAAAGTTCGCTGTCACGAAAACCCAAGCGCACCGCCCAGACGAAAGTCATGTTTTCCGAATCAATTTCACTTCCAGACGTTCCGGTAAAAGTAATATTGTCTTGACCGAAAAGGGCAGCATTAAGGTTGCTCACCCCTAGATTTTTAACAAGATTTGGCTTTGTGTTGGCGGTGGTTTGTAGCCAGTCAAAACTGTTGCCAGAACGGTCTGCCCAACAACCAATTCGTTCGCCATCCGCCGTCACGGGAGTTCCTTTCCCTGAGTCTGTGAAAAAGGCGGATGCATAATTACTGTCAAGCCATAGGTGTGGGGAAAGATCCGTAATGTCGGAATCCTGCCAGCCTGTGTTGCCGTCCGCATTGTACGTTTGCCAAACGACCGGCCCTATGGAAGAGCAGGTAATCACCTGCTGGCTGTCAATTTGGTAGAGCGTATCGCCAACGGCTGGAGAGGCTGGTCTAGCTGCGGTGTTTGCGCATGTTTCTAATGTACTTGCCATAATGTTTTAAGAGTTAAAGTAAATTTGCCAGTTTGTGCCGTCATAGACCATGAGATCGTATTCGTTCGGGCCGCTAGTCACGAAGGCGATGGTTCCTACTGGGTCGCCTGTCCGGGCTACGATATTCGCGCGTGTGTCCCGAACGCCTATGCTGAAGCCGCCACCCCCGCCGCCCGGTGCGCCACCGCTGGTGGAAGGTTTCCCGCCACCGACTCCTAAACTGACTCCTAAACCGATTGGCATCGGATTAGATGTTGTATGCGATTACTGCGCCGCTCGTCAGGTCAACGCTCGTGAAGTTGCCGTAGAGCACCGTGTTGGCGGATAAAGTAGTTCCGTCCTCTCCCGTGCAGATGTCGTCCAAGTTCGTGATGTTGCTTGCTTGGGTTGCGAGCACCGTGTCCTCCGTAGCTTGGATGGCGAACCAATTGCCTGTATGCGTGGCGGTATCATTAATATACGCGCCCCCGTTTAGTCCTAGTCCTCTATATTCGCTTACTGATCCTGCCATAGTATTTTCAAGGTGACGGCGCTGTTGTGCCGTATGTGTTTATAAGTAGTGGAGTCGTTTGGCGTTGTTGACGCTCAAGTTGATCCAGTTCTGTCTGTAAAATTCCTTCCGCCTGATTCCATACTGCGGCGGCTTTTGATGCCTGTCCGTCTGCTTGCAACCAATCGCCATATGCCCCCATTGTGGCGTATCCGCCAAACAAGTATGGGAAGTCGGATGCTCCGCTGGCGTAACCCGGCCACGGTGTGCGGTAGTGTACCCAAACGGGTGCGGTGCTGCTTCTGTTCTCTAAAATTGCCAACCCGTATTCGGTTGCTCCTGACTCCGCTTCAATGCGGTATGCCAGGTCGGTGGGGTTCGTTCCACCATAAGGGTCTACGTCCGTGATCCTGTAGACGAGATCCATCGTCTGACCCATGTCAATGAGGGCTATGATGTTTGCGGTTGCGACTGCTCCGCTTCCCCCTCCCCCACTGAAGGTCACTGCGGGGCTAGATACGTACCCAGTTCCACCTGCCGTGACCGCTATGCCGTTCACCTCGCCATCGCTGTTTATGGTGCTTGTGGCGGTTGCCGCTCCTGCGACTGCTACGGTAGGTGCTGACGAGTAGCTGCTGCCACCATCACCCACGTCAATGCTCCGTACTCGTACGTCAGGCACTACTTGCTTCAAGACGCTGCTGAAGGGCCACGCAGTACGCTCCCATGCTAATTTCCCGAAGCGGTTGAGGCTGGTGACTACTGCCGCAGCCTCGTTGGTGATGAAGGCATCTACCCCGCACAACGCAGCTACGTTATCGGAGAGGGATGATACCGTGGATACTCTCACGAGTTGCCTTGAGCTTTGTGGTCAGGATTGTCTCTGACCCATTCCTTGATAAATTGCTTGTCTCCCCAGCATCCAGGCTCTGCTTGATGCCAACGGAAGTAATCTCTGGCGGGGATGGTTGCTTTCAATTGTCCTAGTCCGTCTGACCTGGCAGAACCCATTTCGCGGTTCTCTTTACGCGCCATAGCGTCTCGCATGGCTGCTTCGTGCTTTTCCAAGTCCACCTCGTATTTGAGGTACTTCTCAAGATTCTTCATGAAGCTTGAACCGTTACCCTCTTTCCACTTCGGAATAAATACGTCTGCCATTGTCTTTTACTGTCGGTTTTCGTAGTTGGGAAAAGCCGTAGCGCGCTTCCCCAAACGCGCCACGGCAAACCCAATGAGTAAACTAAACTATGATCAGCCTAGATCGTTCGCGGAGTGAATCGCCAAGTAGATGTCCATCTCTCCTGCGGTCAGGTTTTCCGGCGCTCCCGAAGAAGAGTTTGTGAACAATGCTTCCAATGCATCGGATGCTGCGGCAAACGAACCTGCGAGTGTCACAGGTGCTGCACCTGCTCCCGCAATGGTTGGCCCTACGGCAAGGATGCTGGTGGCGGTGATGTAGTTGTTGGGATCTCCGTCCGTTCCGACTTGCACGGTCATCGCGCCAGTACCGGCGAATGCCGTGGTCACGTTGATGAGCGCCTTGGTCACGATGAAGTCCGTTGGCGTGTCGCCAAGCGATACGGTCACGGTGTCCGAAGAGCCACTACCCTCGTCAATATCCGTGTAGAGGATCTTGAACTTGTGAGTGAACCCTTGAGCTCGCGCTTGGTTGGATAGGGTGCTCTTGCGAGCACTTCCGAGTGTTACGTCTGTATTAGCCATTTAATTATTTCTCCTTGTTAAGATTCAAGATCAGTTAAAATAGCCATGCGCCTTGGGCGAATCACAAGATATGCCAGCTATTAAATCAGCAAAACCTCGTTGACCTCCTCCTTGGTCTTCCAACTCGCTGCGGCTTTCCGCTTTAAGAGTGAAGACGGACACGTATTCCGGATCAATGAGTAGTCCGGCATCACCGTCCACGGTGGCGCTTCCGCTAGTCCGATTTACGAACACGGACGGCACTATGGCGACAGTACCGAAATCTCCGTCGTATAGGTTCACTGATAGCGTGATCTTCTTGGACTCAGCAGATTGCGTAACTTGGTAAGTTGATTGCACGGAGGCAACTGCGCGACTGAAGTCTGAGATTTGAGCCTTCAATGACGGCCCAGCTATTAGCGTGAGTTGACCACCGGGCATTCCGTTCGCTTCGTAGAGTTCTTGAAGAACCGTATTGAAGGTCGTTTCGGTCTGCGTGGCAGTGGTGTCATTGGCAACGTTTTGGAACGCCGCAGGGACGTCGCTTGGTTGACCACCAACTCCCAGCCACTTGAGCATACCGCGAGTTTTGTATGGGCTACCTGCGCCAGCTTCGGCTTGACGATCCTGAGCAGAGCAAATTGCACTTTCAAAATCACGTTTTAATTCTCGTACCGCTTTGCTTTCAGCATTGGCGAACTCGTTGGAAACTCCAGCGGTGTCTACCAACTGTTCCATATCCGAAACCATGTACGATCTTCTTAGCTTTTGTACATAATTCCCCAATCTTGTCCGATTGGCAGCTTGATTTGTGAAGCTTTGGACATCTTCTCCCTCGCCTATTCCGGCGAAGCTACTGACGCTGAGCGAGTCACATTGCCACTCAAAGAACGTGCCAGTGGCTTTCTTCTTGGAAGCTAGTGATGTTAATGGTGTGGATTCCGGCTCTAGAATCGTTAAGATCAACTGTTACGACTGCTTTTTTAATTACAGCCTCTCCGCTTTTCAACGGAGTGTCGGACTATCTTTTCATCTCTGGTGAGATGCCGGGGTCTCGTGGACGTTTATTTCGCCGTCTAGTCTCTGCCCCTGACCGTTGCCGGTCTTCGGTTCGGATTGGCTTGCACTTGCGTGTTTAGCTTCCCCGCTTAATACCCCGGTTATTCACTGTGGGATCGCTCCCACAGGCGACATCTATCTATCGGTGAGATCTTCTCTATTGCCAGCCGTGTTTACGGTTGTACTTGATGCCATTTTATGTGGCCCTCCTTATATATTATATGATTGTTAAATTATGCTACCTGCCGCTTGAGCTTTAGGTAATCGGTGTAATCGGCCATGTTGCCTGATTTCTGGAATCGCGCTTGAGCCGCTTCCAAAGACTTCCGTGCTTTCACAGTTCCCTTTGGCCCTGACGCTCTTGCCGGTGCGGCTTCCGTAGTTGCTGCTGGTGCAGTCGGCTTCTTCGTCTTCTTAGGCTTCCCCGCCGCAGCTTGTTCTGCTTGTACGGAACGCAGACCTTTTACCATCAGCCCCAACGCGAAGTTGGAGTTAGGTAGGTGGTCTACCAAAGGCTTGTAGAGTGCGCTGTTCTTAACCTGCATGAACATGGCGTAATCGTCACTGGAAGGGTCTCCCAAGAACTCAAACGTCTGTATCGCTTGCTGGTCGGATGATGCGCGTTCCTTGATCCACTGTTGTCTCGCGGGAGCATCCTTACGAATGATCTTCCTCGCGTTGTTTCTTATCCTCTTGAGGTCGGCTTTGGAGTAAGTCTTGTCAGCATCTTTGACGACGTATTCGTTACCGTCATCATCGTACTGAACCTCGTTCTCCATCCCCTCCTCGCTCCACTCAATGAGTGAGTTCAGATTTTCCACCTCTTGAAGAAGTTGCTGCTCGTCACTTGCCCCGGACAGAGCGTTTTCGCTCAGAAAGGCTGGTGCTGATGCAGGTTGCGGCGCTTGCTGTGCTTGTTGAGCTTGCTGTTGCAGTGCTTGGTTTTCAGCAGCTAGGGCTTTCTTTTGAGCCGTCAGCTTGCCGAACCTCTTCACCGCACTAGCATTCAACTGCTTGGCGAGTGCCGTTGATTCTTCTTCCGTAAGTGAATCAAGGTCTACGTTGAATTTATTAGAAAGAACATCGGACGTATCTGGGGGCGGTTCAGCGGAATCCGCTTCTTGCTCCATGACTTCCGTTGCTTCGGGATCGGACTCTTCCGCAGTATCTTCAGCGGCTTCCTCTTCTCCTTCTGCGCCTTCGGGTTCTTCTTCCGGTGTCGTTCGCTTCTTCAGTAATGAATCAGCAAATTCAGCCATCGTAAGGTTGCCCTCAGGACTAGTTTCTACTTCCACCGAACTTTCAGAGGCTTCGGAGACTTCCTCTTGTACTGATGTTTCCATAATACTTCAGAGGCGTTTTGCCTCAGTTGTTGCAAATTGTAGCTTCTCGTAGCCCATGTGGCAATCTTATTGCAAGTGACTTGCATTAAGCATGGCACAAAAAAGCCCCTCCCCCGCTACGCAGAAGAAGGGCAATAGCAGTGTGTGGGTGCTATGAAAGAGTTTTAATCATATCCAGTTCCTGGTCTATGGCTTCCAGCTTGCCCGTGAGCAGGAAGTGGCGGTTGGTGTCCGTCTCCGCTCCCAAGTGGCGTATGACCTCTTCTCGCTGGGCTTCACGGAACTCAATGAACTGTTTGAAGTGCGGCTCTTCACGGATGATCGCCAGCGCCTTGATGACTTCACTGGTGTCCAACTCGTGGTAAGTCTTGTTTAGGCTGTTTATGAATTTCTTGAGCATTACTTCTTTTTCTTAGCTTTCTTGTGGGCATAGTAAGCGCGAACTTGCTTGGCGCTCAGTTGCTTGCCGGACGGGGTTCTGAACTTTCCGTTCTTTAGTTTCTTAAAGGGCATTACCGTGTTGCGTTATATATGATGCCTAAGATGAGGAACAAGGTGTCTACTAGGACTTCTCTTTCCAAAAAGAACAGCAGTATGGCAAACACCCAGTACCACTCTTTCTGAAGCTTATCCAATTAACCTGGCACTTTATTCCTTTCTTACCCCGCAGCGGCTTGGCCGTATGGAGTAGGAGCAGTGCCTAACCTGCCAATGTTAGCGTTTTGTTTTTGCATGATCTGCATCTGACGCTGTTTTAGGTAAGTATCAATCCGCTCTTGAAGTGCAGGATCTTGTTGTACCTTTTGGGCGATGTCCGGCTGTTGCAGCCATTGTTGGAAAATTTGTAGTTTCGCTTCGTGTGCATCACCTTCTTGAACATTGGGTGGTACTCCGGCGTAAATCTCTGCGATTGTTTGCCGCTCCTCGTCCATTGCCTTCGCGGATGCCGTTTCGGTGGGTAGCATGATACTCTCAGCCGCTCCCGGCAGTATCTGCCCTACCGCTACCTGTAGAAGCTTCTCCGTGTCCAGCGTGCCGTTCTTGTCCAGCATCCCTCCAAGTTCAGCTATTGCCTTCACGCGCTCAACCATCTGGGCTGGGTCTTGACTCGCTACATCAAAGCTCAACCAAAAATCAAACCTCTCTCCAGCCGCGCCCTTGTTGAACTTCTGAATGTCGTTCACGCCCGTAACACGGAAGTACTCTTCGTCAGGGCCGTATTGTTGGTACAGATCGTACACTTGATCCAAGACTTGCTTGAGGTGTCCGAATACCTTGTCCACCACCGCTTGCTGTTTGGCTTGCGCCTCTATGGGGTCTACGCCCGGTGCGTTGCGTCCGAAGTAGTTGTTCGCGCTTTGAGTGATGAACCTGCGTATCTCAACGTTGCCCGGATCAAACCGTGGGGTGTCTGCAAAGTGGGTCTCGCCGGGTGTCCGATAAGGCACCTTAACTCCTGGGCCCCAAGCACTTGGGGCTCTCCCCAGCGGGTGTTCAAGAGGTGGCAAAGTCGCTAGTGAAGTACGGTCAATCAGTGCGTCCGTTTCCACCTTGAGCACTTGCTGAAGACTTTCGCACAACTCAGGGTAACTGCGGCTTGAGTACATCCGCTTTGAAGTTTCTTCCAGCTTGGAGATTACAAATGGGTATTTGCCTGACCCGTAGTCTAGCAATTTGTGCTTACCAAACAGCTCAGGCACTGCGGAACATATAACGCTGCAATAGATGCCAGGCACATCATCTTCGTCTAAAAGTCTTTGATAGCAGTAGATTATATCTATCGTTTGGTCATCCGTGTCGGCGGTATCCAAATCATTGCGTAGTCTCCACTCGTTACCGGTGTCATCCGCTCCACGAGCGTTGGAGTTTATGCACGCTTCCACGAAGTCTTCGTCCCATTTCTCACTAGCCACTTTCGCCTTCAACTGTTCCGGTGTCATCTTCATGACGTGAAAGCAGTATGGGGCTTGCTGTGGGTCAATCGTCCATGACGGAAAGAATACGTCCTCGTCAGGGGTAAGAGCCTTGATGCGAGGCTGGTTTATAACCTGTCGCGTTATAGGCACGGTGGTCTCGCCATCCTTCCGCAATTCGCGGAGCATGGCTTTACCCTTGGACTTGCTTACCTTGAAGTTCTCTTTCAGTAGCTCCACCAACTGAGCGTCCATTGATCCGTCAGCAATGATTTGCGCCATGTCAGGCATGGCAGCAGCAATCTCATCCATTTTGATGGCTTGCTGCTGCTTGAGGTCATGGGAGTCCCAATACACGTAGCTGATAGCCAACCCCTGTCCGAACAGGTGGTTCAAGGAAAGTTCGCACTGAGTATAGAAC